TGAAGATACGATGTCGCTTCTTCATCAAACTTAACCAAAGCATAAACTCTAACTGGTGGGCCCACCAGTTAGAGTTTATGCTTTGGTTAAGTTTGATGAAGAAGCGACATCGTATCTTCAAGATGTGGGCGTGGACAAAGAATACGCTATTACAGTATACTTCCACAGAAGAAGACTCACAGAAGATCAGGATGTCTTTGTCCGCGAGGGAGACTTTGTTTTATATGGTAAAACATATTACGAGATAGTTAAGTTATCGGAAGACAGAAAACTGTTCGGTCAAGTTGATCATACATTTGAAGTCGTTGCGATCTGCAAGCGAGCAAGAAGAGGACTATTCGATGCTACCTGATAACTTTGACTTTGCACAGTTGCCCCCAGAGGCAACAGATGTTACATTAAAAGAAATAGGAATGCTTTCCTCAACCATAGAGACAATTGATATGGCGTTAATGTCGTGGGTTAAAGAGGATCTTGACTTATCCGCAAAAACAAACGCTGGCTATGAGAGAGTTCCAGTTTTATGGCAAGCACCAGAACGCGCATTCCAAATAAAAAATGAAAAGTCCTTACGAGACGAAAGAGGCAGTTTAGTTCTTCCGCTTATTAGCGTTGAAAGAGCGAACATTATCAAAGATCCCGATCGCAAAGGATCGTTCCAAGCGCACACCTTTTCGCAAGATCACAAAGGCAGAAGCGGTAGAATGGTTATTGCGAGAAGAGTAAAACAAGATAAAACTCGTAACTTTGCCGTCGCTGCTGGAACAAGAACCAATACCGAGGGAACACTACAACAGCATTTCCCGAGAGTCAACAAAAGAGTGGTTATCCAAAGTTTGTCCATTCCTATCCCTGTATATGTTAATGTAGAATACAAGATAACAATTAAAACTGAATATCAGGAACAGATGAATCAGTTGATGCAGCCTTTTATGACGAGAACAGGACAAATAAATTCTTTCCTTATGAGAAGGAATGGGCACATATATGAGTCATTCATTGACCAAACGTTCACCCACAATAACAATGCATCAAACCTCGCAGAGGATATGAGGATGTTCGAAACAGCAATTAATATACGTGTTTTAGGTTATCTAATTGGCGAGGGAGATAATGATGATCGACCCATAGTAAAGGTCGATGAGAGTGTTGTAGAGGTAACTTTCCCCAGAGAGTCCGCAGTAATTCCTGGTCAGCCGTCGTTTTTGGAAGATTAATTCAGGAACTAAACTTTAATTTATATTGTTCGTTCATCCTTTTGAAATGCAAAACACTATTTAGGTAATGATTGTTACGTCTTTCAAGACAAATAAATACAAGAGGATTGTCTAATCATGTCAGTAAAGAAATTTAAATTTGTTTCCCCCGGAGTTTTCATCAACGAGATTGATAACTCTTTTATCCCGAGAAGACCCGATGTCATTGGACCCACGGTTATCGGTCGTGCTACCAGCGGTTTAGCTATGCAGCCGATCAAGGTTGAGGCTTACTCTGATTTCGTTAGCATGTTTGGAGACACTGTCCCAGGTCAAGCAGGCGGAGACGTCTACCGTGACGGTCAGGATATCCAATCCCCCATCTACGGTACCTACGCAGCAAAAGGCTTCTTGAACGCTGGTGTAGCACCTCTTACTTATGTTAGAACACTTGGTCATCAGCACCCAGACGCAACAGGTTTCAGTGCTGGTGCGGGTCAAGCACAAGCTGGCTGGCGTACCGATAACTTGATAGGCGCTGCTGGTGGTGGTGCTTTCGGTTTATTCGTTATGGCTTCTGCAAGTTTAGATTCAACTGGCTCCATCGACGTTACCCGAACCGCTAACACTGCCTCATTGGCTGCGGTTTGGTATTTGGACTCTGGTATGATGATGCTTTCTGGAAACGCAATTGGCTCTGGATCTTCTGCTGACCGTGTTAACTACAAGGCAATCGGAACTGTTATCGAATCAGATAGCAATGGTCTCTTCAAGGCAGTTTGGAGCAGCGGAGACACTGGTACCGAAAGAGTATACGACTTCAACTTAGACGATAACAGCCAAAACTTTATTCGCAGAGTGTTTAACACGAACCCTCAATTAGCACCGAGCGGTAACTTCTACCCAGAGGCATCTGAATTATCATACTGGCTTGGTGAGTCATACGAACAAGAAATTAGAGATTCAGTTAGTAACGTGTCTTCTGCAATGTTTGGAGTTATCCTTCCGATCCACCTTAGTAGTTCAACAGATACCTCTCCAGCAAACCGATACGGCTCCACTGCACAAGCCCGCGAAGCAGTCGCTGGCTGGTTCATTAGCCAAGATACTGGTGTTGCTGGTGACTTCAACGTTGTTAGCAAGACCACAAAGTTATTCCGACTTATTGGTCGTGGACACGGTGCTTGGTTGAACAACAATGTTAAGATTTCTATCTCTAACATTCGCTACTCAAACAACAGCACAACTGACTATGGTTCATTCTCGGTTCTTGTTCGCTCTATCTCTGATACAGATGGCGCACAACAAATCCTTGAGAGATTCGATAACTGTAACCTTGATCCATCATCTGCTAACTATATTGGTCGCAAGATTGGTGATCAATACACTGCTTGGGTTGAGAGCGAGAGAAGACTTAAGACTTACGGTGAGTACCCGAACCAGTCCAAGTACATCTATGTTGATGTTGCCGCAGACGTTGCTGCTGGTGCTTCTGGTATGGAGACTCTTCTTCCGTTCGGTTACTATGGTCCTCCGAAGTATAAGGATGTTGGCGAGGTGCTGGTATCTGATGAGGGAATTCACGGATTCGCGACCAACCCGGTTGGCTCAGATGTATTTATGCGAATCCTCACCGGTTCCGATCAGGGAGTCTTCAGCAACATCGATGAAACAACCAACATTGCATTATCTGGCGCACTTACAGGTTCGACGATCGCGCTTAAACTGACTTATCCAGAAGTTCGACTTCGCAACTCTGCTTCTGATGGTGGTATCTCTGACCCACGTAACGCATTCTTCGGAATGGATGTCGGCAGAACAGCAGACTCTACCAGATACGATAGAAGTGTCCCCGGTGTTCATTCTATGCTTTCAAACCAGTTTGCTGATAAGGCAGATCCGACCGCAGCTACATATGGTGGACTTGATTCCTTCGCATACGTCTTCACCTTAGATAATGTTGTTGATGCTAATGCTGGTGTTGGAGATCCGACAATGTTCTACCGCTCTGGTTCGAGAGCCGATGCAACATCATACACGGCACTCTCCGGAAAGACCTACAAGGATCTTATTGATGCCGGATTCAACAACTTCACCGCGCCGCTGTGGGGTGGATTTGACGGCTTCAACATTAAACTTCCCGATCCTCTCTACAACGATGGTATGAGCAGCGGTACAGAAAAGACGAGCGCCGCTTACTACACTATTAAGAGAGCAATCGATACCGTAGCAGATCCAGAGGTTGTAGAAACCAACCTTCTTGCAATGCCCGGACTTACCAATACATCTCTTACTCAGCATATGATCAACGTGTGCGAAGAAAGAGCGGACGCCCTCGCAGTTATCGACCTCCCCGATGTGTACTTACCAGCGGCAGAAGGCAACTACAGCACTAGGAGCACGAAGGCATCTCGTATTGCTACCACTCCAACGGCGGCAGCAACTGCGCTTAGAGACAGAAGAATTAACTCTTCTTACGGCTGCACCTTCTACCCTTGGGTACAAACAAGAGATGAAAGAACCGGTGCTGCTGTCTGGCTTCCACCAAGTGCCGCAATGCTCGGTGTGCTAGCTAGCTCAGAAAGAAAAGCACAGCTTTGGTTTGCACCTGCGGGCTTTAACAGAGGCGGACTCTCCGATGGCGCTGCTGGTATTCCAATTAGTTCTGTTACTGAGAAGCTCACCTCTAAGCAAAGAGATCTTCTTTACGAAGCCAACATCAACCCGATCGCCTCTTTCCCATCAACCGGAATTGTGGTCTTCGGTCAGAAAACCCTCCAAGAAAGTCAATCTGCACTTGATAGAATCAATGTGAGAAGACTGGTTATCTACCTCAAGAAGGAAATCTCCAGAATCTCTACACAAATTCTCTTTGAGCAGAATGTCCAAACTACATGGAACCGCTTCATCGGTCTTGTTGAACCGTTCCTTGCAAATGTTAAGAGTAACTTCGGTATCTCTGACTACAAGTTGATTCTTGATGAGTCAACAACAACCCCCGATCTTATTGATCAAAACATCATGTATGCGAAAATCATGGTGAAGCCAGCACGTGCGATCGAATACATTGCGATCGACTTCGTGATTGCCTCTACCGGCGCATCATTTGATGACTAAAAATAATCTGAATACTATTTAAAATTGAATATAGGAGCCAATTAAAATGCCATTCTGGTCAGACAACTTTGCCGAAAACACCGAACTCAAAGATCCTAAGCGTCAGTTTAGGTTCAAGGTAGAATTCACAGGAATTAGTGCGCCACAAGGAGGTTCTCTTCTCTGGTATGCTAAGTCAGTGAACAAGCCGTCCTTTTCTGTTGCTACATCGGAGCACCAATACTTGAACCACACGTTCTACTATCCTGGTACCGTGACTTGGGATCCGATTAGTATGACTCTTGTTGATCCCCGTGATCCCGACATGTCCGCTACACTTTCAGATATTGTTAACCTTTCTGGCTACAACCCTCCTTCTAACCCGAACTCACTCGGTACTATGTCGAAGGCAAAATCAGCAGGCGCTCTCGGTGCAGTTTACATCTCACAAATTGATGGCGACGGTAACGAGATTGAGAAGTGGACTCTTTGGAACGCTTTCATTACAACCGTGAAGTATGGCGACATGGCTTATGGAAATGATGACTTGGTTGAGATGACCCTTGAGATCAGATACGACTGGGCACGACTTCAAACCCCCGGTGGTCCTTCACGCGCTACCGCTGGTGATGGTCAAAGCACATTTTTCCAATCATAGTACAACACAACATTTAAACATGCTATAATAGTCTCACACAATATTTCAAAAGAGGTGTATATTGTCAAGAAATAGTGATAGGTTGGGCTCGCAGTTTACTTCAGACACTGCCGAGCCACAACAATTAGCTCAAAACACAGAGAGTGGTGACTTTTCGTTCATCATTCCAACGGAGATCGTGGATCTACCTTCAAGAGGTGCCTTCTACCCAGTAGGGCATCCCTTGCACGGCAGAGACTCAATCGAAATTAAGCAAATGACCGCAAAAGAAGAGGATATGCTGACTTCTAGGTCATTGCTTAGAAAGGGAGTTGCTTTGGACAGAGTTCTTAGCAGCATTATTACCGATAAAAGCATCAACGCTGATAGCTTATTGGTCGGTGATAGAAACGCGCTCATTATTGCAGCGCGTATTTCAGCATATGGCAACGACTACAACACAAAAGTCACGTGTCCTTCTTGCGCAACAGCACAAGAGTACAGTTTTGACTTAAACAAAGCCAGTGTTTACTCCGGAGACGACTTAGCCGATGAAGGAATAGACACAACCCCCACAGGCAACGGAACATTTGTTACTCGTCTCCCCCGAACAGGTCTAGAAATTACATTCAAGATCATGACGGGAGCAGATGAGAAGTTTCTTCTTGAAGGTATCGAACTTGATCGCAAGAACAAGCGAACACACGAGAAGAACGTTACAAGACAACTTGTTAATATGATTGTAGCAGTTAACGGAAATACAACATCAGAGGCAGTCAACTATGTTGTACAAAACATTCCATCAGTAGACGTGCGTCACCTTCGTAATGCGTATAAGGCAGCTAGCCCTAACGTTGATTTAACTCAACACTTTGAATGTTCAGAGTGTGATTACGAAAGTGAATTGGAGGTGCCACTTACGGCAGACTTTTTTTGGCCTAACACCTGATTATATGGAGAACGTATATGAGCAGTTCTTCTTCTTAAAATACTCAGGAGGCTGGTCATTATCGGAAGCATATAACCTACCTATAGGTCTGCGTAAGTGGTTTGTTGAGAGGCTAGTAAAACAACTAGAAGCAGAAAAAGAAGCAATAGAAAATGCCTCTAAGAGCAAAGGCGGAAGAAACTCGCAATCATACACATTGTCTGATAGCAATCAACCGCAAATGCCACAAACATTTAGCAAAAAATATGGACAAGGGTAAAACCTTGTCTTTTTTTGTGGCTACTATTTATTGAGTAAGGAACTTTTTCGTGGCTATCAATAGAGCAGATTTAGAAGCAATTAAAGCAGCTATCATTGGCGCTATTAATAGTGCTGCTGGCGCTTCCGGAACGGGTGCTACCACTGGAGACGCCGAATCTATCGACAGATTAAATAAGTACCTCGCTGGCCTTAAGGAAACATCAGATGCCCTCGAACGCCAAGAGCAAGTGGCCAACGCAATGGCTGACTCTGAAAAAAAATTGGCTGAGCAAAGAAGAATAGGCATAGATCAAGCAAAAAATGAAATAGAAATAGCACAAATCACACTTCAAATTAATCAGAAAAATAATTTGTACACTGCCGCTCAAGAGGAAGCAGTAAAAAAGTTAATAGCAAAAAAACAAAAATATATTGAAGAGACTGAAAAAGCAATAAAAGCAGACGAAGAAAAAATAGCCTCAACCGAATCGCTCACTAACACAATGAAAGGACTCGTGCAAGTCTATGAAACACACAGTCTGGTAAATACACAAAATATTGTTAGTATGGTTAAGCAAGTAAGGCAACTTGGCTTTCAAAAAGCAGCGATAGGCGCCCTAAAGGGTGTCGCACTTGGTCTTATAGATACAATGATTAGCCTAGCATTCAAGACCGATGAAGCAGCAAAGTCCTTTATGGCTTCAACTGGCGCTTCCGAAGAAATGGCTAAGGCGATTAGCGGCGATATTCAATCAATGGCTTTCTATGGTGTGCAAGTAGATGAAGTCTATAAAGCACACACTGCACTTCGCGGCGAGATGTCCGAGTTTTCTCTTATGTCTCAACAAAACCAGCGCGACATTGCGAATACAGGCGCTTTGCTGGAGAAGCAGGGTGTTAGCCTATCTGATTACGCAAAAGCCACTCAACTTGGAGTAAAGGCGTTTGGATTGAGCGGTGCAGAAGCCGCAGCAGTTAGTAGAGACTTAAACTCCCTAGCAATGCAAATTGGAGTAACTCCACAACAGATGGCTCAAGATTTTGTTACCGCTGGAGATGAAGTGGCTGCATTTGGTGCTTCTGGTGTGGATGCCTTTAAAGATCTGGCTGTTGTCTCAAAGACAACCGGCTTGCAAATAGAAAAACTAATAGCAATTTCAGACGGTTTTGATACTTTTGAGGACGCCGCCACCTCCGCAGGTAGACTTAACGCTGCGCTAGGCGGTAACTTTGTTAATGCTATGGATCTTATGATGGCGAAAGAGCCAGCCAAGCGCTTTGAGATGATCCGTGATGCTGTGTTGAGAACAGGTAAGACATTTGACGATATGGATTACTTTGAAAAGAAATTCTATGTTAACGCTATCGAAGGTATTGAAAGTACCGCTGATCTCGCGCTTTTAATGTCTGGGAACTTTGATACACTAGCAGGAGCAACAGAGAAATCATCAGATGAGATTCTTGCTCTTCAAGAACGAACAAAATCAATTCAAAATATTCAAGAGCGCTTTAAGTCTCTACTTGCTAGCATGATACCGGTTGTTACGCCTCTTATTGATGTTTTCGAAGGCTTAGTAAAACAACTGGAAGGAAATGAAGAGGCGATACAACGGTTTGGTAAGGGTATTGTTAATGTTACAAAATTTGTTGTTTTTTTGATACCGCATTTAGATAAGATATTATATGGTTTTATCGCACTTACAGTTCTTAAGGGTGCCGGTGCTCTTGGTATGTGGGTAGCACAACTTGTTGTTCTCGGAAAAGGCGCACCAATTGCATCCACAGGCATGTCCAAACTAGTCGGACCAACGCTCGCATTTGGTGCGGCTATTGGTATGGCTGCTGCCGGAATTGGTTTTGCTGCAAATGGTTTAGCAAACTTGGCTGAAGCCTTTTCGTCATTGAGTGCGGAGCAGATCTCTGGACTTAATGAAGCAATTAACGCACTAATGCGCACGATGCTGATCTTCGGCGTCGCCCTTGTAGGACTCGCTGTTGCTGGTAAGGCTGCCTTTGCCCCAATGTTAGGTCTTGGTGCTGCTATATTATTGATTGGTGGTGGTATAGGCGTAGCAGCCGCTGGTATCGGATATATGGGAGAGGGTCTTGCATCGATGTTTAGCGCAATGAACGCCGAGAATACAGCACTCTTTACAGGTTTCGTTAGCACACTTGTGCTTGGTTCTGCTGGCTTTGCAGCAGCGGGTCTTGGTTTGGCTGCAATGGCTTCTGGAATATCTTCTGTTGCTAGCGCGCTGAATGAGATTAATACAGATACCATTAAAGAGTTATCAAAAATGGGTGGTGTAGATGTAGGAGTCACATCCGAT